TCGGACAACTTCAACATCAACTAAAGTTGTTGAACCAGAGTCATTGCAAACTAAAAGAGATTTTACTACATCCGTAGTAGGCGAAACAGGTGGCGTTGCACCAGCATCCGCTGTAGGAACCGTTATAACAGTTGTTAAATCTGTTGTGGTAATATCTACCATTGCGCTTTTAAAAGTATTAGCCAAGGAAAAAAGCCTCCGACTGTGATTCTTCTTTTAAATCTTGTTGGTAGTTTGTGTTAAGTAAAAAAATTATTTGATCTAATAAAGAAATCATTTGATCAAACTGATTAGCATCATATTCTTCTGTTGCATTTGGTAATCGTGTGATTGTTATTCTAGCCATACATTCCTCCGTAAGGCGGGAAGAAAGAACCTATACCAAAATTATCAAAATCACCGTAGTTTGACGATTGATTCATATTATTTCCTTGCCCAAAATTTCCACCTAAACCTGCTATGCCTTGTTCTATTTTTTTTAATGTTTCAAGAATATTATTAGGTTCATTAGGGCCTGTTAGATACTGACCAGTTGTTTCAAATGGTTGTCCATCTAAACCCATTCCTTGTACGGGATTAGGTGTTGAAGGCACAGGTATTTCCATAGGATTGTTTCCAAAAACATCTTGTCCTATACCTTGTTCTGAAGCAAGTTCATACTCATTACCTGAGACAATAGGGTTAAAACCAATTTTAGCAGAACCTAAATCGAAAGGATCATTGGGATTAACTTTACCAAGTAAATCTGATGAAAAACTTCCTCCAACTGATTGCAGTAAATCACCTTTACCAATTGAATCTAAATATTTTCCAAATTGACCAATGCCTGAACTAGAACCTTTCATGGTAATGTCTTCACCAGTTGGACTTTTATATATGAATTCAGCCACATCCGCTGTCATTGCTGCACCAGGTTTATAGAACTCTGACTGTCTAAATCCTTTTTGATATTCATCCGCTGTTTTTAAAAACTCTTCATCTGCTTTTTTTTGTGCCTCTGCTCCAGGATCTATAAGTTGAGGGCCAAGTACATCTGGCATATCTGCTTGTGGGTCTAACTTTGTAGGGCCTTTTTTCATGGCCTCAGCTATAGCCTTCATCATCTCAGGAGACTTTACCGCTTTATTTGCGTTTAAACCTACAGCATCTTCATAGGTCATTGGTTGAACTGAACCAGGAGGGGCTACATTAAAATTAGCATTTGATATTGTTGACACGCCATTAAGAGTGCCACCAGTAGGAGGTGACGTACCAGGCATTAAATTGTTTGGGTCTGCTGATTCAAGGGTAAGTGGTAAACCAGATCCTGGTTTAAGAAAACCACCAGCTAAAGGATTTTGATATAAAGGTTTACTAATCATCGTCTACCATCTGGTCTAAGTTGTAACTTAGTAGATCCAAGTCTCCAAGCTGTGTCATCAACTGTGTTAGTTTCATATTTAATTTTAACGGCTCTGCCTCTACCTCTTACATCAATTTTTTCTGTAGTGCCAGAAATAGATCCAGTAGTAGTGACAATGTCTGCCGACTGAGGATATTGTTCAAGTGTTAGTGTAGCTGTCATGGTATTGGTTAAATTATCAAAGTCTGGAACAAGTTTACTTATAGACATAAGCTCATCACCATCTGCTATTTCAACAGATCCTGATGTTAAGAAGGCTGTTATTGCTGTACCATCTGCTTGATTATTACCAGTCTCATGCTCATAAACGTACGAAGCACCTGCAGTTAAACCAAGTATGGTAGAATTATTTGATGTTAAGCTTGCATCATATTCTGTAGCAATAGGTAATTCATATACATAAGCACCTAGCCAAGTAGTTCTTCCAAGAGACATGGTATACCAAGTGTTTTCTAAATAGTTGTAAGCCACAGCTCTATCTATTTGTGTAGCGTTAGCTGATGGGTAATACCAAATTATTTCATTAAAAGCAGTATTAATACCACAAGCTATATCAGTTTTGTTTGTGTAACTTAAATTATCGAATACAAAATCCTGCACAGAACATGGCATCTTTTTGACAACACCATCGTACATATAGAAAGCATTATCAGACATCCAGTAGGACCTGCCATTTATTTCTATTGCTGCGTGTTGAGCTATTAGCCCACAGTTAGCACCGAGCTGTCTAAGACCAAAAGTAAAAGGCGTGCCTACAAATTGAACACCGTGAAGTGATGTATCTGTCCAAACAAGTATTTGACCTGATGATTTAACAGCACCTACTATTCTAGAACCATCTGATATACGTAGCGAACCTGCTTCGTTTGTTGATACAGGTGTGTAGTCTGTTGCATCTTCTCGATCAGAAAATCTAAATAATAAATCATCTTGAGTGGCACTATTACCAACAGTCGTTTCAGTACCAAAAAGCAATAAATGTCTTGTATCTGTAGATACTAAACTAAATCGTGAAGCAGTGGGAGCATTTGATAAAGCTGTTGCTCTATTACTTGTTCCTCCTGATGTGTCCCAAACAAATGTTCCGCCATTTAAAACAGTAGCAATTAAATCCTCACCAAAGTTATCTAAAGACCAGTTTCTCGCATCTACCACAACGCTAGAAGATGATCTTGGCGTGTTCCATGTGCTGGTGTTCCAAGTTAAAGTTCCCCAACCATATCCATATGTAGAAGTAGAAGGGCCAGTTGTAATTTGATAGTTAGCATTACCTGTTCCACCGCCACCTGAAGTTGATCCAGAGGCTGTACTTGTGTGAGTTACTGTATAAGTGCTAGAAGAGGGCACTGTAATAACTTCAAACTCGTTATTCATATCTAATCCATCTATTGTAGAGAATGAATCGAATGTAACAAAGTCACCTATTTGTGCACCATGAGCTGCGTCTGTAACGGTAACTGTTGTTGTACCATTTGTTGTAAAAGGATTTGTTAAAGCCGCTGTTTCTCTAATAGGGGTTATGTCATAGAGTTTACCTTCAGAGTATAAATATAATTTTCTATCAGTTCCTAAAGCAAGATATCTGGTTCCGTCTAAACCAATCCAGCTATGCGTATCACGGACCACGCCCACAATAGTTTTATTAGGATTTGGTAAATATTGCCAGCCTTGCCATCTTTCAGGTTTACCATAGTGAAATCTAACAAAATCAGAATCAACATACTTACGTTGATCTCCTGCTGAATAAGCAGTATCTTGTTTATCTACACCTGGTTGAAACTTTAAATCGACTAATTTCATGTCGAGGTATACTAAATTATTTATTGTTTTGTGGCAAGAATTGAGTGGATACTCTACCTCTGAAATTATAATTACCTGAGTGAACAAGACTACTTGCAATATCAGCGTATACTTTACCGCCTATTTTCTGCCATAAACGACAAAAAGCATAATCTTCTGACAAATATCTTTTTGTTTCAGGTTCTATAACTGTGTCAAAAAAAGCATAATTCCAATCAGAAGTATTGTGATAACCGAATGTTTTATCATGTGGATCACCTAGATGCTGATCAGATTTAAAACGTAAGTTTGGATAAGCTAAAGCCATTTTTTTAAATACATTTCTTTTTATTAACATAAAACCAGTAGCACCATCCAATACCTCTATAAAACCTTTTTCTACTTTTATTTTATCTGGTTCTGTAACATTTAAGTTATATTGTAACGAAGCTGAATGAAGCTCTTCCTCTGATATATTTGGATTATTTTTTACTTTTTTAATTGTTTTGGTCCAATCAATTGTTTTGCGTGGATAGACTCCTGTAACAATCTCTTTATCTAAATCCAACATGCGAAATATTGATTGAGGATCAAAAGATATATCAGCGTCTATAAACATTAAGTGAGTATAATCACCGTCCATAAATAATTGAACTAAAGTATTACGAGCTCTTGTTATCAAAGATTCATTTCCTATAGTACCAAATTGTAATTCTGTTTTTTTTGTTGATGCTAAAGCTGCTAATTGCAAACAACTTTTAAAATAATCTGCTGTAATCATCCCGCCGTAACAAGGAGTTGCTATAAAAAGTTTAATCATTTATTTCCTTATAAAAAATATTAAGAGTATATCTAGGTGAGCTCTCGCCAAAAGATTGTAGATCTCCATGCATTATTTTAGATCCGTTAAAAAATAAAGCTCTGTTTTCTATAAAACCTATATGACTTGACAATTCACCATTAGTTAAAAATCCTGTGCCATTATTTAACAAAGGCTCGCCTTTTACAAATAAAAGAAAATTAGCACAATCATTATCATTTTTATTATCAAGATGAAATAAAGGT